ACCCACCAGAGCCACCTTTAGCAAAGACTTCCTGACGCCAACTTTCGTCTGCAAACCAAGCGATCACACGAGCCTCGATTGCAGAAAAATCCGCTACATAGAACTTCTGCCCGTCAGCCGGAATGAACGCAGTCCGTATCAGCTGTGAAAGCGTGTCCGGGATATCGTCATAGAGCATATCCAGGGCATCCATGTCGCCGAGACGGACGAGGCTCCGTGCCTGCTCCAGATCCGTCATATGATTCTGCGGCAGATTTTGCAGCTGAACGAGCCTGCCGGCAAATCGCCCTGTCCGATTGGCTCCGTAAAACTGGAACATCCCTCTGCACCTGTTGTCCGCACAGGCGGCATTCTGCATCGCCTGATACTTTTTCACCGATGATTTCGCAAGCTGCTGTCTGAGTGACAGAGCCTCCGACACCTCACCGTCCGTCTCCTCGATCAGCGCCGCCACTGCCTTTTTCCCAAGCGTATCCGTCTCCAGTCCGTTGCCGGAAAGCCACTCTTTCATCTGTGACACGCTGTTCGGGTTCTCAAGGTCGGTCAGTTCCTTCATCGCGGCAGTCAGCCTTTTGCGGGACAGCTCATCGACAGCAATGGCCTGTTCGACAAACGGCATATCCACACGGATGCCCCTGTCATTGATCTCCTGGTCGATGTGGTATTCATCCCATATCTCCTCCGGCACGGGAAACTTCGACAGCTTCTCACATATCTGCATCTCCGTTTCCACGTCACGGATGTTATACGCTTTATACCGCTCCCATTTTTCCATGTCATGCTCCGGCAGGTTTCTCGTGCGTCCTCCGTTTGCCTTAGTCGGGCTGCACGGAACGGAAAAATAACGGATCAGGTCTTTGCCTTCCGTCAGTTTCTGCTTTTCAAGCCCCAGCACCGCGCCGACTCCTTCCAGGGAGAGAGGCAGACCCATATAGGCCGCCCACACCATTGAACAACGCCACGACTCTGGGTTAAGAAACCGTGCGCATTCCCTTGAGAGCGGATGATTATCATGGAACGGGTCAAGGCTGATGCCCCTGTCCGACAGATACCTGGAAAGGCATACACGCTCGAACTGTGCGTTATGCGCCCATTTGGTCACGGTATCGTCCGTCAGAGCATCAAGAACCTCCTCCGGGATCTCCTCACCGCAGGCAAGGTCGACCGTGGTCACAGACGACCCGTCCACACTGTATCCGAACAGAAGGATCTCAAAATCCGGACTTTCCGCATATTTGTACACGCCGCACTTCTGCAGGCTGACGGAGGAATATGTCTCGATATCAATTTCTATATTCTTCATGACGCCTCCTACAAAACCAGGCGGCGAAGTTGCCTCCACCGCCCGGAACACTGTTACTCCTCGGATGCTTCTTTTCGTGCCGCCTCTTCAGCGCGTCTGCGTTTCTTTTCCCTGTGATCCTCTACCGCAAACTTGATCAGAACGATAATGTTGCCGATAAAGGAACCCATCACCGCGCCGAAGCACACCGCAAGCATCAAACTCTCTGCATGTGTCATAATCTGCGTCCTCCTTATGACAGGAAGTCATCGTCATCGAGGGTAGCGAAGTCATCCGCAGCGTTCGTTCTGCCGCCGAGAGGCTCTCCGTCGCGCACCTTCTGGATGTTGCCCAAGCCGCATGCGATACCCTTGTTGCCGTTGCTGTTGAAAGCATAGAAGTTCAGAGAAACGCGGGCGTAGCAGCCGGAATACACCTCGCTCCTGTCAAGGATCGGCTTGACCGCCCTGTCAACGATCTGGGGAGCGGTATTGGAGTTGGCATTGATGAAGTAATGTCCCTTGTAGGCTTCATCGTCGCGCTCCGCATCGCCGTCACGAAGAGGCAGCTTGATGGCAGCCTTGTTGGGCTTCTTTCCGCCGAACTTGGCGATGCCCTCTTCGATAGCCGCATCAATGGCCGCGTTGATCGCATTCACCGTAGCGGTATCGTCCTTCGGAATGAGTACGGATACGGAATACTTCTCCGCACCGCCGTTGATGGATACCGGCTCCCATCCGTGGAAATAAGAGAGCCTAGTGTTCATGCCTGTGATAACCTTAGTCTTGGAATTGTTGTTAGCCATTTTACATTTCCTCCTTGATTTCGTTAAATTCGTTTATGGCGTTTGTTACGTTCATTGCCGGACGCTTATCCGTATTCGGAACCAGTGTCGGCTTGCCCGGCGGTTTATAGATGAGGCCGCCGAGAACCTCTTCAAACTTTGCCTTGCCCATCAGCTTCTGCATCTCGGTCAGTGTGATGAGCGACTTCCTGTAGATGTCCCTGTATCCGGCTTCTGTGGCGGCCTCCGCGACCTTCTCCTCATCCCGGTACTTCCGGACGGAGCGACCCTCGACCACCTTGAATCCGTTCCACTCCTTGCCGTGGTTTACGGCAGCGTCAGTGGCATAAGCCGTGATCTCGTTTGCCCACCTGGTAAGGTCGGGAAGGACGGAAAGGATCTCCTCGATCTCCGCATCCGTCAGAAGCGGCGGGAGCCGGAACTCCAACTGTGCCAGTTTCAGCTTTTCCTCTGCTCTTGCTCTGCACCTGACTGCGGCGCGGCAGAAAGTACACCACTCTCCGGGGAGATATTCGCCCTCGCCGTTATAGGCCATCTGCGCTTTCGGCTTCAGCACGTTCTCCGCCCAGTCCTTAAGTTCCTCCACGGGGACCGTCCACGTGCTGACATTTTCGCGCCTCGGCTGGAAGATGGTCATGGACACCTCTTTGATGTCATAGAGGGCATCGTAGAGTTCCAGAGCGCCCAGAGCATACAGTTTCATCTGCGGATTGTCCTCCGCCTCGACCAGAATGCCCATGCCGTATTTGAAATCCACGATGTGCAGCTTCTCATCCGAAATGATGATGCAGTCCCCGGTGCCAAAACCGTCCGGTACATAGCAGGAGAAATCCAGATGCTGCTCGATCAGGACGATCGGGTCTTTGCAGTGTTGCTTTGCCTCTTCGACCTGCTCCATGATGAAATCCACATAGGCATCGGAGCATTCTTCCATCTCATCGGAGTCATAATCGGATACCGGGCGTCTGCTCCTCATGCGCAGTGCTTTTTTCAACTTGTGTTCACACAGGGCATGCGCCGCGGTCCCTTCTTTTGCCGCCTCCGACTCGTTGTCGTCAAACTCCTGCTCCAGCCTCGCGGACGGTGTGCAGTTCAGCCATCTGTGAGATCCGGAAGGAGGGAGGATGGAATGTTTCTTCATCACAGCACCTCCGCATCGGCAAGCACCGCCGGGTAGTCCTTCGGATCGATACCGCTGAGTCTATCTGCGCCATATTTTTGAATAATGGCTCTGACCTCTGCGGTCTTACCGTTGCGGCTCTTATCCGCCAGAACGCCGCGCACCTGTTCCAATGTGATCTCCGGCTGCCTCTCCGCCTCTGCCTTTTCCGGCTTCTTTGGTGATTCCTCCGGTACTGCGGCAGGCGTTTCAGCCTGGGACGTTTCAGCCGGTTCGTCAGATGCCAACGCATCGCAGACCGCCTGGATGCTGTCCGCAAGGGAACGCATGTCGTTTACCACATCAAGAAGTAACTTGATCCTGCTCATTTGTGCTTCCTCCTTCCTTTGTCTCGCAGATGGCGATCTCGCCTACGGAATCTCCCGGTATCAGGACGGTCACTCTTCGTTTGTCTCCGAGGAGAAATCTCAGAAGCCGTTCCCTGACCGTCAGATTGCGGCAGGTCACGATTCCGCCCGTCTGCGGCTGCTTTGAAACACTGATCTTCAATTTGTGCTTCATGGCTTTTCGCTCCTTTCCGAGGGTCTGTCATCCTGCCCTCTATCAGGTAGCCTTGGGAAGGAGGCAAATCTGACGTTTTTGAAAAAGAAAATTAAAAAAATGCCTGCAGGCTCCCCGAAGAGATACCCACAGGCATATAAAAAGTTCGTGATCAAATTCGTGTACAGTAATCAAGGCTGATCCAGCCCACGCCGCTCTTTAAGCGTCCCCATCCTGCGGTCGAGCCTTTGCCGGACTTGACCTCAACGATGGTATAAACGCCGACAGGGATATACTGCGTCCTCGCATAGTCCGTACCAGGTCCCTTGCGGATGTTCAGGTCGGAGATGCTGACCTTCACGAGGAACGGAACCGCCGTCGTGGAATCAGATGTTGTGTTCGGTGTGTAGATGTTTACACCGTTTACATCGAACACACTATATCCCGGATTGGCGTCCGCGCACTTCTTGGCGTTCTCCAAGATCTTATACGCGCCTTTCTGCGTCTTGGAATCCGCCCAGGTCTTACGGACACGGTACCAGGCGATAGCCGTCTCTCTTTCCTTCACATCGAACTGCGTAAGGTTCCACCGCTCGATGATGGAGCAGAGATTCTGAACATAGGTAAGGCTTGTGGCGTAACCGCCGTCCTTGATGATCTGCGCCACTTTCTTGTAGTCGGTGCAGCCCTTCAGACCGTCATAGCGGAGTTTGCTGCCGTTCTTTGCTCCGAGCAGATATGCGGAATGGTCTGCGATGGAATCCTCCACCCACGGGTACTTGCGGAAGTCCGCCGTGATGGTGGTGTAGCTGCCGTCCGCGTTCTGCTCCTTCGTCTGCTTGGTGTATTTGCTCTGTCCGTCCCAGGTCGAGCCGCCCCAGGTATTGCCGGAGAGGGAACATTTCATGCCAAACACATTATTGGCGTTCTGCGCCAGCTCCGACTTTCCATATCCGGATTCGAGGATGAACTGCGCCATCGAAACCGACGCGAGGATGCCCGTTTTCTTCTGGTCTGCCGTAAACAATGTCCCCACACTCTTTACAACATCCGACTCTGAAAGCGAAGAAAAGGCGGAAGCCTGTGTTCCCTGTGTAGTAGTGGAACCATCGGTACCACCGCCGAGAGCCGCCGTGACCTTCTCCGCAAGATCGCCCATCCTGGCATACATCCAGTTGCCGGGACAGGACTTATTGGCGAACCACCGATGGACGGTCAGCACCATCTCGCCGGACTTCGGCTCATAGGCGAGAGTCTTATCCTTATCGCCGAGCCACAGAAGTTTCGTCTTGCTGTTACGCTTGCAGATATCCACGCACAGTTTGATGAGCGTCTGATAAACGATATCGCGGAACGCATACGGCTCCGTGGTGTCGGACGCGCATTCGATGGTGATCGCCCTCTGGTCGTTGGCGTTGGAGGAAGAACACCAGGAGCGGTTCTTCTCCTCCACATACATTCCGACACGGCCGTCCTTGTCGATGCCGTAGTTGCTTGATGCCTGTGTGGAGGACTTGGAGAACCAGTCTCCAAGCCCCTCTGCCGTACACTGACCGACCACGCAGTGAGGAGTGATGCGGTCTATGGAATGTGTCCGCTGTCCGGAATGGTTCGGGCTGAGTTTGGTGTAAGCCACCATTGAACTGTTAGTATAAGCCATTACTCGTCACCGTCCTTTCCATCGGTGTCGCGGTCATGGAGCTGCTCCAGTACCGCTTTCAGCTTTTCGGGGATAGGCAGACCCAGATGCGCGGCGTTCTCTGTGAGAGACACGCCCTCGTTGGAGATGTAGAAAAAGATCACCGCCGTGCGCAAGACGCTGCCCGTGCCGATGACCTGCACATCGAGGATGTTGGCGATCCCCACGAGCAGAAAAATCAGTACCTTGCGGCAGATACCCTTGAAGCCGACCTCGCTGGAGAGCTTCTTGTCCGCAATGGCGCACATAACGCCTGTGATGTAGTCGATTGCCACGAACGCCACAAGTGCAATGAGCAGACC